AATATCAACATCATCATCGGCCAGCCGCATCATGAAGAGCCGCAAGGCGGTCCGCCTCCGGGGGCTCCGCCTGCCCGGCCGGTGCCGGTGCCGCCGCCTCCGCCTCCGGGCATGCCTCCCGGGATGCCTCCGGGCATGCCTCCCGGGATGCCTCCGGGCATGCCTCCGGGCGCCGGGCCGGGTGGTCCGCCTCCGATGCCGATGCCGCCCCCGGGGCGCGCCACCGGCGGCCGGGCCTATCCGATCGACACTGGATCTGGCGGCGGCAAGGCGCGCCTCGCCAAACTCAAGTCTTATGGCATCAAACCGAAGGGTGACTGGGGATGAGTTTCGAGAAGAGCGTGACCGATCACGCGCTTGCTATTGCCTTGGGGCTTTTGATCCTGCTGTTCGCTTTTGCAGGCTTCATCATCCCTACCCGGTCTCAGTCTATCGAGATTGGGCCGGGTGGCGTCCAAGTGAACCCGCTGCCCGGCCATCATCGCAACTGGGGCCGCACATGCGAGGAGCTTCGCCTCGCGTGCCAATACAAAATGGAGCGCGGTGAAGAAGGCATGGGAAACTGCCGTCGCTACCGCGAAACATGCCAAGAGTGAGAACAAAAAAGGGCCGCCTCGCGTACATCCGGCGTAGGCGGCCCTCGATCGTCACGGTCCCTTGGGGCTGAACCCGTGTCATATAGCAAGAACGTAGCAGGATCAAGTCATGGCGTTGACAACGCGCAATGTTCTAGCACAATGCTTGCGCGAGCTGATCAAGCAGCGAATTGCCAGCCGAAAAGATGATCTGGCCTATGGCGGCGGCATCCTCACCCTTGAAGCTTACCGCGAAGTAGTCGGCGAATTACGCGGATTGAATGACGCGCTTGACCTCGTGGACGAAGCCGAGCGCCTGACCGAAGAACGCGAAAGAGGTGTTTGATGGCTCACGCAATGATGGCGCACGAGGAAGATCCGGCCAAGAAAATTCTGGATGCTCTGGGTGACCTTTCCGGCATCGAAATCTTTCACAACCAAGTGCTTTTGGCCATTTATCAGCGCCCTGAGAAGACCAAGTCTGGTCTTTATCTCGCCGCCCAGACCCGCGACGAGGACCGCTACCAGAGCAAGATCGGCCTTGTGGTCATGAAGGGCTCCAACGCTTTCGTCAACAGCGGCGAGTGGACTTTCGACTGGACTGTTGATTTGCACGACTGGGCCATTTTTCGACCAGCTGACGGCTGGGCGACCGCCATCAATGGCGTGCTCTGCCGCATTGTGGTCGACACTTCCATCAAGGGGCGGGTGAAACATCCCGATATGATCTGGTGACCCATGGCAAAAGAACCTAACGCAAACATCGACCCGGACTGGACGCCACCCGTCAAGGATGCGCCCAAACAGGACGCGCCCGACCCGATCCTCGAGCTGAAAGCGCAGCTCGAGCGCGAACGGGTTGCGCGCATCGAGGCCGAGAACAAGGCCAACGAATATGCGCAGAACGCTCACAAGTCGCAGAACGAGGTGGCCGACAGCCAGCTGCAGCTGGTAAATTCGGCGATTGATCGCGTCAGGGAGAGCAACGCGATATTGAAGTCGGCCTATGCCGAAGCGATGCGCGCCAGCGATTTCGAAAATGCGGCCGAGATTCAGTCGCAGATGGCGGACAACGCCGCTCGCCTGCTCCAGCTCGAGAATGGCAAATCGGCCATGGAATCGCAGCCGAAGCCGGAAGCGCCCCAGCCGATCAGGACCATGCAGCAGGATCCGGTTGAGGCGATCGCCAGCCAGCTTACGCCCCGGTCGGCCGCATGGGTGCGCGCGCATCCGGAGTGCGCCCGCGACGCCAAGCTGTATCACCGCATGATCGACGCCCACAATCGGACGGTTGAATCCGGCATTGCGCCAGACACCGATGAATATTTCGAAGAAGTCGAAGAAAGGATCTTCGGCGACAGTCGCCGCAAGGCGCAAGACGCCGACACCGGCGCTGATGATCCGATGGCCGAAGCCGCCAAGGCGGTTCCGTCGCGTCAGGCCGCGCCTCCGGCCGCGCCGGTCAGCCGTGGCTCGAGCAGCCGCACTGCGCATTTGACGGAAGCCGAGAAGGAAATTGCGGCGTCAAACAATCAGACCGAGCAGGAATACGCCAAATTCAGGGATGAAATGATCAAAAACGGTCGTATTGGCACTGGAAGGATTCACTGAGATGGTTGCGTCTTTCAAGCCGACAAAAGATGCGGGCCTTGCGCCCGCTTTCGAGCCGCCCGGCATCACTCGGTCGCCAATGCGTGAGAGTCCGGAAGAGGCCCGCAGGCGCGCCGACGAGCGCACCGCCGTATTACGTGGTCACTTCCCCGATGGCGTGATCGACGAGAGCACGGATGACTTTTACATCCCCAAGGAAGACATTCCCGAGGGCTGGGACTATCAGTGGAAACGTCATACGCTGTTAGGAAAGGAAGATCCGGCCTACGAAGTGGCGCTTGCGCGCACGGGCTGGGAGCCGGTGCCGGTCAGTCGACACCCTAATTACATGCCGGAAGGATATGATGGCGTCACCATCATGCGCCGCGGCATGCTCCTGATGGAGCGGCCGATGGAAATTACGCGCGATGCGCGCCGTAACGAGCACAAAAAGGCTCGTGATCAGGTTCGCGTCAAGGAAGCACAGCTTTCTGCTGCTCCGCAGGGCCAGTTTCAGCGCGACAATGAAGGCACGCCACTAGCCAGCGTCAAAAAGAACTATGTGCCGATGCCTGTGCCTGAATAATGTTTTTGGGGCGCTGCTTGACGCGGCGCCTCATTAAGCAGTAAATACGCGAATACGCCGCCCTCGGGGGTGGCTGAACTTTTCCCGGTCTCATATTCGCCCCGGTGTGCGATGACGAGCCTCCTAGCAGAGGTTTGCGCGCTATGGCGAACATCAATGCTCCCTTCGGCTTCCGTCAGTTTTCGGGTCTGGGCTCGGCCCCGACCTATGAGCAAGTGGCTGTCGCGATCAATTACAACGCGCCCGCCATTTTCTATGGCGATCCTGTGACGCCACAGGCCGATGGCTCGGTCGCCCAATCTGTCACTTCTGGCGCCACGCCCGCCGCGACTGGTATCGCTGGCATCTTTCAGGGCTGCAAATATCTCTCCGTCTCGCAAAAGCGCACCGTCTGGTCAAACTACTGGCCGGGCAGCGATGTCGCGTCCGGCAACACCGTCGAGGGGTACATCGTCAACGACCCCAACTCGCTGTTTGTTGTCCAGACCGACGCTACTGGTCTCGCGCTGGTCGACGTCAATTCCACACTTGGCTTTGTCATTGGCGTCGGCAATACCGCCAACGGCATCTCCGGCGCCTATCTGAGCGCGGCAAACGGCAACGTCGCCAACAATCCGTTCCGCGTCGTCAGCATCATCAACTTCCCGCCCGGCGTGCAGGGGACGTTGTCCAGTGGCCAGCCCTATGATTGGGCTGTGGTTGCATTCAGCAACATCAACACCAAGAACTTCACTGGTATCTGATCAACGGCCTTGGGCGCTCGAAAGGGCGCCCATTGGCACTTTCCAAACGGAGTGAACCCCAATGGCCGTCAATCTTAGCGCCATCAAAGACCTTCTGCTCCCGGGCCTGCGCGGGATTGAGGGCAAATACGAGATGATCCCGTCGCAATACGACAAGATCTTCACGAAGCACAATTCCAAGCTGGCGCTCGAGCGCACCGCTGAAATGCGGTATCTCGGCCTCGCTCAGCTGAAAACTGAAGGCGGCCAGACTTCATTCGACAATGGCGCCGGTGAGCGTTACGTCTACAATCAGGAGCACGCCGAAATCGGTCTCGGCTACGCGATGACCCGCAAGGCCATCGACGACAACCTCTACAAGACCCAATTCCATCCATCAAACCTCGGCCTGATCGAGTCATTTCAGCAGACCAAGGAAATCTACGGCGCAAACGTGCTGAACACCGCGACGACCTACAACGCCAATATTGGCGGCGACGGTCAGCCGCTGTGCTCCAACGCGCACCCGATCGATGGCACCACGGTCTCCAACACTCCGGCGGTGCAGGTGGACATCGGCGAAGCGACATTGCTCAACAGCATGATCGCCGTCCGCACCAATTTCCGCGATCAAGCGGGCCTGAAGGTTTTTGCGCGTGCGCGGAAACTGATCGTGCCGCCCCAGCTCGAGCCGGTCGCCATCCGTCTTACCAAGACGGAACTGCGGCCCGGCACAGCAGACAACGACGTTAACGCAATATTGACCGCGTCCGGCGGCCTGCCGGAAGGCTATATGGTCAATGACTTCTTGACTTCTGCTTTCGCTTGGTTCCTTCTCACTAATATTGATGGCCTCGCCTTCATGGAGAGAATTAAGTTTGAAACGGATATGCAAGTCGATTTCGTAACTGACAACTTGCTTGTCAAAGGATACGAGCGTTATTCGTTCGGTTACTACAACTGGCGGTCGCTTTACGGCAACTTCCCGACCTCGTAATACTGGCACAGAAGGAAAAAGCACATGGGTGCGACACACTTCACGGGGCCGGTACTTGTTGGCGACCCGCCTGTGGGAGAGCTTGAACTATATCAGGATGTCCTGATTACTTTCGCGCAGACGCCCGCGTCTTCGACGCTCAACTTCCCGCTCATCATTCCGGCTGGCTCCACCATCATGGGGTTTGAAGTCGCCACGTTCGCAGCGTGGGTTGGTCCCGCCACGGCGGTGCTCACGATCGGCACCGACAC